TATGAATCAATAATATCATCTTTAGTTATCATTGATCCATGGAAAGCTCCGTGCAATTGACTTGCATACATGGTAGCTGATCTATCATCAAGCTTACCAGCATCTCTAACAATTAAACCAGCGGAAACAACTCTCACTGCTTTAGTATTGGTAGAGGAAGTAAACGGATTACTTTCTGCTGTGACTACATTATAAGATGACCCGAAGGCAAATGTAGTTGAATCTGATGGTATATTTTTAACCACAGATATTGGATTTGTTGTGAACGGGTATAACGAAACGGCACAATTAGTTCCGACTCCAGATAGGAAAAATGATCCTTTCCATGAGCCAGTAACTGTTCCAATGTCCATCAATGATGGTATTTTAACACCGGAAGCTTTAAATGGATGTGCTAAGGATTTCAAGTACCAAAGCTCAGCATCGTTCATGTCGTGCTGAATCTCCATTTCTTTAGAGTCTTTCCAATCTATTTTATGGACTCTAGTCTTTTGACCATTTGAGTAAGTTTTAAAAGTTCTGGTCTTTCTATTTTTAATTCCATTTCTTTTGCTCTTTTTAAGTCTTCTGGACTTTTTAACTGTATTATTTTTATTATTTAATTTCGGCATATTTTTATTATTAGTTTTAATTAGTTCTACGCCGCCTATCATAGCGTCTATTATAGATGCGTTAGGATACAGTATAGTATCGTTATGCTTACGATACTGTGACATAATACAAATGATAGTGTTCAAATCTATTTTATAACCATATTTCCATATCATTTGTGTTTTATACTCCTGACAAATATTGATGTTTCTTCTTTCAATATTATTTCTATTTTCTTCAGGAGTGAACCATATCTTGCTTAAATATCTTAACACTGCAGGATGGTCTCTTAATTTAACGGTAGAAGAATTTTTAAAATATTTTCCTAGAAATATTTCTTCACCGAAATAGCCTTGATTTGATAAGTTCACGGCTATCCTATGTAAACGAGGGTCTTTTCGCATTTGATGATCGTGCCCGTAATAAAACCTGGAATTGAACATGGTTTTTACCAAGTCTCTCCCTAAAAATTTCTTTTTCCCGAATTTGAAATCACTTTTACTACAGAAGTCAAATTTTCTCTCTTTTCCGTCTTGGATGATAATCTTTTTACATATCCAACCGGTTCCCTTTACTACTCTTTCATTTTTAGTAGCATAAATAAGATTAGCTTGAGAAACCCAATTTTTGAGGTATTTTCTCTCCATAATCTTAAAGAAATCATCTCCAGATATTTTTCTGAATGATGTTGGTGTTCCTGATAAATAATCTAAATAATCCTGAACAAACCTATTTCTTTTTGTATTTCCATCTGTCGTTTTCGGCCCGTGTCCAGATGGAGTCCCTCCTGTTGTGATGATATCAATTAATTTGATACCTTTCCATCTATATTGGAGTTCAACATTGGGGCTTGTGGCTGTTTTAATTGTAAGCTTTGTATGAGCTTCAGTCCACCAAGTGAATTTTCTTTTAAATAATTCACAAGCTTTCTCCCAATATGGTATTTCAATCATGTTCATTAACCATGCATATTGAAGAGAATCGTAAGCAGAAAAATCAGTGGAAACATACACTGGATCTTCAAACTT